AAACAAGCAGCACTCTCAGAAGCAAAGTTTTTATGCGGATAACAGAGCATGATTTAGACCAATTATATTATGATGCTTTTCGTACTGACGAAAGATTACCAAATGCAATTCGTAAGCAAAAACTAACTTTTTGGATGGAAATGAATAGAGTTGATTGGCTAAATTATGGCGATAATGAGCTAAAAATAAGCATAACTCCTCGCAGCATATCAAGGTGGGAATTAGCTTTACAGCTCATACAATTAATAAATAATGAGGATGATCGTAAGCTTATTTGGTTGAGAGGTAAACGATTGTCATGGAGTAAGATTGGAAGAATGATTGCACTTGATAGACGAAAAGTAAAAAATAAATACAGCGAATTATTGATGACAATAATTTATAAAATAAAATCAAATTATAAATTACGAGAAAAAGAAAAAGTGTATCGACTCATTGCTCCAAAGTATGAATAAAAAATAATTTTTTTTTATTGACAGTTTTGACAATTTTAATCTATTTTATTATTAAGCTCGAAGAAGTTTCTTTTTTCTCCAAACATTATGAATAAAATTACAAAAGTTAATGGCAGACCGCCAAAGTATAACCAATCACGCAATGCAATCAAAAGAATATTAGAAGCACTTGCAACAGGTGATAGTATTAGAAAAGCAATAGCCAAAGAGAATCTATCATGGAATACATTTCGTAAATGGATGAATGAAAAACCTGATTTAAGAACTGCATACGAACAAGCTAAGTCAGATGGAATACATTACACTTTGGATGCCGTTGAAGATCAATGTAAAAATATGATTAAAGCTGCTAACGATAAAACAGCTAACTTAAATTCCATAAAAGCACTGGATATATTAGTTAGGCATAAACAATTCCTCGCAAGTAAACTTAGTCCGAAAACATTTGGTACTGACAAGCAACAACTATCATTAACGAATAACAAGGGTGAAAAGTTTTCAATAGAATGGAGTAAATAAATGGATGAAGAAATATTAAATGACAATGATCCGTTTGTTACATTTTATTTAATAACGAATAGCATTACTCATAAGCCAGAGTTGATAGCACACTTTACAAGCTTTGAGAGTGCAGGAGAAATTAAAGAGTTTGTTAAACAATTTGAAACTGAAAGAAGTATTACCAGATCACCGACAATCCATTAGTGATAATGAAATGGAGCTAATGCGTATTACTGAGGTGTTATCAGGAGAGTTTCGTATTGGTAACGATATGGATGGATTTGTAGTTAAGAAGAAGGTTAAAGGCACTACTGCAAAGAAAAAGGATAAATAGTTTTATTGTTGGAATATAAGGATAATTGCGTGTTGATTCGGTCGGAAAAAACTTTTTGACACAAAAAACCTTGAAAAATTTTCAAAAATGGCAGAAAACCGCCAAAAATTATATATTTTACCACAGAAAATATTATTTTTTTGCAGTATTTTTGTAGTTATCGGTTATGACAACCGCAAATAACCGCAGAAAACAGCCATTTTTTTTACTTGTCATGTGATTGTCATGTAAAATGGCGGAAATCCGCCAAAAAATTTAAGCAACCCCCATGCCATCGTGTCATTATAATTGCGAGTCATTTCAACACAAAACAAATTTGCTTACGGACTTTATGACAAAAAAGAAACCAAAACAAAATAAGCCGAAGGTAATTTCCTTCACGGACTTGGTACAAGCTTTGAACAACAAATCAAACTTTTCTGACAGGTCTGGCAAAGGAGTTGTCAAAGGTAAAGATGTTTCTCGCATGAATGATTTTCTTAAACAGAAGTGATTAAGGTATTTATACTGGTCATAAGTTTATGGGGATATAACGGAACTGAATGGGTGTATGTCGGCAACCAGATGGCTTTACAG